AGTGTGTCTATGTATAAATAGTTACGTCATACTTGACGCAAATCACATAGATTTGCTCTCGCTGACGTGATTAATTGCGGTCGAGTGTATCCTCTCGCGTGTGATGTCGTTCGCGTGTTCGATCGAGTGTTTGTTTCCATTATAAGCGACTCTATTCCTCTTTTATTGTGTGTATATGGGAGAACCCCAGACAAATTTTAGAAAATATTAAAAACCCACGTAGACTTCCCCCCACATGGACCTGATACTGGACGCCTGGCAGAAGGAAGTCCTTGCGACTAAAGGCAATCTATGCCTATGTAGCGGAAGACAAGTCGGAAAGTCCACTGTAATTGCTATCAAGGCAGGAAAAGAAGCCACCAGCAAGCCAGAGCAATCCATCATGATTATAGCCTCGGTCGAGCGGCAGGCCCTATTGCTGTTCGAGAAGGTTCATGCCTATATCTACGAGAACTACAAGAGCATGATTAAGAAAGGCAAGGACAAACCGACTAAGCACGAGCTGCGCCTGACAAACGGCTCAATCATACGCTGCCTTCCTGTTGGAGAGTCTGGACACGGAATCAGGGGATATACTATCAACTCACTTTACGCTGACGAAGCGCATTTCATTAATCCTGATGTTTGGGCAGCAGTATCTCCAATGCTGGTAACAACCGGGGGGAAGATTAATCTGCTTTCAACGCCGAAAGGAGCATCAGGCTATTTCTATGACAGATTTTATGACAAGAAATTCCACAGCATTCATGTGAACGCAGAGGAAGTTGCAGAAAAGAGAGAAGAGCCGCAGAGAACATGGATGATAGAGTTCCATAAAGACGAAAAGGAAAGGATGACTAAACTCCAGTATCAGCAGGAATATCTCGGTCTCTTTGTAGGCGGCATCCAGAGATTTCTCTCAGATGAACTCATCGACCAGCTCTGCACAGCGAAACCATTTGACTATAAAGCAACAGGAGATAGATTCCAGGGAATTGATATTGCAAGAATGGGCGGTGATGAAACTGTCATGACATCTGTGGATAGAATTAATAAGGAGAACCTGATTCAGTTTGACATTGAGATTCCAGAAGCTCAGAAACTCACAGACACAGCCAGATTAATCATTCATAAGGACAGAGCTATCAATCATAAGAAGATTTATATGGATGACGGCGGCTTGGGAGTCGGAGTCTATGATATTCTGTTTGAAGACCCTCAAACAAAGAGAAAAATCGTTGCTCTCAACAATGCAAAGAGAAGCATTGATATTGAGCCTGGAAAAGACAAACCAAGGGGAAAAAGGCTGTTAGGAGAAGACATGGCTATAAATTTCAAGGTTCTTGCCGAGAATGGAAAGATAATCCTGTTTGATGACCCAAGAATCAGACAGAGCCTTCGCTCTATGCAATATGATAATAGCGAGGGACTAAAAATCTATGGGAGCTACTCTCACATATTCGAAGCTTTGAAAAGAGCTGTTTGGTGCATGAAAGACAAAAGTTTAAATATATACTATTTCTAAAGCCATCATGGCAGTCACGAGCATCATGACGACTGAAGGAGAAATTGACCAGAAGCTGGGTGATAATGTAAGCACAGGTTTTACAGAAACCATGAAAAATGCTGCTGTTCTCCAGGGAGAAAGCATGGTGAATGTCGTGGCAAGATTCAATTTCAGTGACTGGTTTGCTGGTTCTCCGAATGCAGATGTCAAAGGACTTCTATCAGATATAGTCTCATCATTTGTAGCAATTCAGGGCATAGCCTATAAGATGACAGGACAGGATGCAAGCAAGAATAGGATAGAGGCAGAAGACCAGATTAATATCCTCAGAGACGACATGCTCAGAGGACTATCACTAATAAGAGACAAGAAAGCACAGGATTTCATAACAGGAGAAGACTAATGCCGCCACATGATTTCAAGAGATTTCCAGAACTGTCAAACTCACAGATGCAACTCTACTATTTTGATTCTCCTCACAAGCAAATAACAGAAAACTTCACTGCTAAAGTCGTAAAGGTCACAGACGGAGACACAATTCGTGTCATGTGGGATGAAAGAGATTTTGATTTCCCTATAAGAATTCATAACCTTGCTGCACCAGAACTGGATGAAAGAGGCGGAAAAGAAAGCCAATCATGGCTTGAAGAAAGAATCCTGGGTGAAGAGGTTGAAATAATCCTGTCAAGAATGAGAGTTGAAAAATGGGGCAGAATATTGGCAGATGTTATCTTTGGCGGGATGAGAATGAGCGCAGAATCAATAATAAACAACCATGGAGTTCCATGGGAAGAGAGGGAGCAAATATGGTTTTAGAGATTCCAGGTAAAATCTTAGGACAGGATGATGTCAGGGAAACACCAGCAAGCACTGCCGAAGCAAATGCTTTCACATTTGACACAGATGATTTTACAGACACAGCAGGAGCAATCAGCCTGAAGAATAAAACTTCTTATTATGCTGTTTCTCCCAGTGATTTCATAGCAGAAAATCCTGATACAGATAATTATATTTATGGTATAGCTCATGGCAACATATCCACAAGTGTAGATTCTATATCATACATAGCTCCTGTTCATCTGCCGCAGGGAGCTGTTGTAACAGCGTGTATAGTACATGGAAGTGCGGGTGCAACAGCCGAATCATGGACGTTAAAGAGAGCAACGCATGATAACCCATCAGGGGTAACAATGGGTACAGCAAATTTTGATACCGCAGATTCAACAATAGCCAATGCAACAATAGCTAATCAAACATATTATTATTTTATAAGTACTTCAACACTGGATACAAATGACCAGATTTATGGGGGAGTAATTACTTACACAACAGACTATGATTAATAAAATTTATAAACAATATTTGAATATGATAATTAAAATCTTAGAAGGCAGAGGAGTCTGCTTCTGGAGCGGTCTTTAAATGCCAGAAACAGACATAGGAAAAGCAGTCGCAAGCGATTTAACAACCGCAATAACAGATTTCTCAGTGGATACTGCCATGACAGACGGTCCAACAGACCAGCCAGAAACAACATGGATGAATGAAAACTGGTCGCAATATTTCGGCTACTATAAAGACATTCCAGAACTGGCTGCTGTTATCGACGCCAAAGCAACATGGACTGTGGGAAAAGGCTTTAAGGCTGATGAACAGACAACAATGCTTCTGGATACAATCAAAGGAAATGGATTTGATACATTCAACACAATTCTCGAGAACATGGACAGGACAAAAGAAATAGGTGGAGATGCATATGCAGAAATCATAAGGGACGATGAAGGCAATCTCATCAATCTAAAGCCTCTCGACCCAGCTGTAATGAAGCATGTAGCTAATCGGGAAGGAATAATCATAAGATTTGAACAGATATCAAAGACTAAGCAGCCTGATAAGAAGTTCAAGCCAGAAAAAATATTCTATCTGCCAAGAAACAGGGTCGCTGATGAGATTCATGGTAATACCATGACAGAGAGACTGGCTAAAATAATCCTGATGAGAAACGAAGCCATGGAAGACTGGAAGAGAGTCATGCACAGGAATGTAGACCCGATGATAGCCTATAAACTGGACACGGATGACACCACAAAGATAGCAGATTTCAAGAGAAAAGTTGATGCAGCAAAAGGAAAAGGAGAAAACATGTATATCCCTCAGGGTTCTGTTGAATTTGAAATAATCTCTCTTGCTCCTAATGCAAACCTAAATCCTCTGGCATGGATTGATTCATTAAATAATTATTTCTATCAATCAGCAGGGGTGCCACAAATAGTTCTTGGGGGAACAGGTGCTATAACAGAAAGGGCAGTTTCTATAGCCTATCTCGCTTTCCAGCAGACAATAGAGGAAGAACAGCTTTTTATCGAGGAACAGGTTCTGTCTCAGCTTAATCTCGTTATAGAATTGGAGTTTCCAGCATCATTACAGAATGACTTACTATCAGACCAGAAAAAAGATGGTCCAATAAATATAGATAAAAGTGAGACCACAGCAACAGAGGAAAGAGCATAATGACAAAAGAAACAAATAAACCAGTAATTGAATCCATAATAAACACGGCAGCATTGGCTTTGTCTGTGTTTGCTGTGACAGAGATTCTTAAACAAAACTACTATGGCTTTTTAGTCTTGGGTGTATGTATAGGAATTGAATGGCTTAAATACTGGGGAAGAAGAAAATATTGGTAAATAGAAAATGGGAATAACAGGCGGAAGCAGAGCAACAAAGAAAGGTAAAGAGCAGAAAGAGAGAACAAAGAGAAGAGAAGCTCTGATAAAAGAATCTGAAGAAAAAACAGGTGTAAAGTTTGGAAAGGAATCTTTTGAAGCTGAATCACGGGCTTTTGAAGAAAAGAAAAAGAGAGTCACAGAGCCTTCACCAACAATCAAATTAGAGCCAAAGAAAACAGGAATTGCTAAAGATATTAAAGGAGCTGAGGAACTATTAGAAAAAGGTCCTTTAGGAGATAGAACTCTGGGTGGAAGAGCGGGTCTTTTCTTATCAATCGTTCCTGGGGCATTAGGGAAAATAATATTAACTGGAGAGAAAGTTGGTTTAGCAACAGGCGCAAAAATAGTCAAAGCCTTTCAAACAAATGCAAAGACAATAAAAGTATCAGAGTCACTTGTAACAGGAGTATTAAAACAATTTAGAAAACCAGTAGTTATTGCGGCAGCTATTGGCTCTATAATAGGCACATATCCCTGGGCAGAATGGGCACAGGGAGAAGCAAGAGAGGTCATGGGTTTTGCTGTCGTTAATGCTTTAAAGACTGATAATCCTGAGATAATACAGGAAGCGCG